ATTGGAAAATTATTTGGCGAAGCTATAGCAAAAAAGATTGACTCAGACCTATCAGCTTTATTTACTGGTTTTTCAGTTGAAAAAGGCGGTGGAGCTGGAAATGAAATAACTGTAACAGATTTATTTGAAGCCGCTGCTGAATTAAGAGTAGCAAATGCCCCTGGACCTTATTATGGAGTATTTCACCCAAGAATGATTTTTAATGTAAAAAAATCTTTAACAAATACTTTTGTGGGAAGAGATACAGAACTATCAAATGAAGCTATGAGAACTGGTTTTGTTGGAACTATTGCTGGAATACAAATATTTGAAAGCTCAAACGTATCTGTAGATGGTTCAGATGACTCAATAGCTGGAGTATTTTCACAAGATGCTTTAGGTTTAGCAATGATGCAAGATTTAAAGATTGAAAGTCAAAGAGATGCTTCTTTAAGAGCAGACGAAATAGTAGCTACTGCAGTATATGGAGTAGGTGAACTACACGATAGTTATGGTGTTAAATTAACTGGCGACACTTTAGCTAACTAATAACTTATGGGGTGGGAAACCACCCCTATTATAAAGGAGCTTACTATGGATATGGTCAAATTAGTAAAGGGCGATAGAATTATTGAAAGAAGTAAAGTTGATTATGAAAATAACAAAGGTATGTGGGGCATAAGAGGTTGGAGCTTATATGAAGGTAAACCAAAGGCTCAATCCAAACCAGTAGAAGAACCAAAAAAGGCTAAACCTAAAAAGAAAGGTAAATAATGGCTACTACAGAATTTAGTGTAGCTAATTCAAATTTACAAGCTATACAACCTGATATACTAGGTTTTGGAATTACAGACTTTGGTGATCAATTACAGTTTGCAGAAAATGATGTGCTAAGAAGGATAAGAGAGGAATGGTGGGAGAGATACAGACATCAGGTTCGTTATAAAGATATTACAAAAGTAACTACAGTTGAAATGACAAACAGTAAACTAACTAATGCACAATGGACACAATCCGTAGTTTATTTAGCTTTATGGAAATATATTTACCCAATTCTAACAAAATGGCGTGACCCTGATACTGGAGAAGGAAAAGATGCTTTTCAGGTGCAGATTGATTTTTATAGAGATAGATATGAAGAGGAGTTTCAAGCCATATTAAGAGATGGCGTTGAGTATGATGAAGATAGCTCAGGAGCAGTAAGTGACTCAGAAAAAGAACCTATCCATCATTTAAGGCTAGTTAGATAATGCAAATACAAATAAAAGCTAACACTTTTGAGGTAGTAAAAGAATTAGAAAAAATTAAAAAAAAAAAGAAATCAGCAATAGAAAAAGCTTTAAATAAAGTTTCAAATATGGCTATCTTTATGATAACAAAAAGAACTCAACGTGGTAAGTTACCAGATGGCGGACAAATGAGAGCTTATAGCTCAGGGAAAAAAAAAAATAGAAAAAAGAGAGGAAGGCAGACAGGATTTGTAGATTTAACTGATACTGGAAAAATGTTCAGGAGTTTAGATTATAAAGTAGCTGGATTTAAAAGCACTTTATTCTTTTCTAATATGGAGAGAAATAAAATAGCATCTTATCACGATATTTTTGGGGCTGGTAAAAGTAAAATAGTTAGACCTTTTTTTTCTGTAGGAGATAGAGAAGAAGAAAAAATAAAAAAAGAATTTGCTTCAACTTATTTTAAAGCATTAAATATATGAGTAAAAGAGAAAATATAGCAAGTGATATAATTACAAAACTTGATGCGGTAACCAGTCCAATAGAGTTCAAAAAAATAACTAGAGAACCATTTGAGGTAGAAGAACTTTCAGATGCACAGTTTCCAGCATTGTTCGTACAATCAGGAGATGAAACAAGAGAAGTATCAAGTATAGGCGATACTGGTGCTGGTAGCTATAGAGGTTCTATTGATTTTTTAATTGTAGCTTTTGGTAAAGGAACAACAAGTAATATAGATACAGTTAGAAATCAATTGATAGAAGTAGTTGAAGAAACACTAGATAATGATATAACTAGAAATGGTAATGCTTTAGACACACAGATTGTTGAAGCGTCTACAGATGAGGGGACAATATTTCCTTATGGTGGAGTTAGAATAACTGCTAGAGTAATTTATGAATTTACAAGAGGGAGTGCATAATGGCTAAACAAATAACTATGAAAAAAGGCGAAGACATAATTAAATGTTCAGAAGACCATATAGATCATTTTGAAAAAATGGGATATACAATTGGCGGAGAAAAAAAAGTTACCAAAAAAAATGAAAAAGTGGTAAAACAAGAAGATAAAGAAAAAAAATAAACTATAACAAGGAGGTTTAAAAATGGCAGTACATCACGGCAAAGAAGGAGTTGTAACAATAGGGTCAAATACTCTAGGAAATGCAACTGGATTTACAGTAGATACAACACACGATACAGTAGAAAAAACAGCATTGGGTGACTCAATGAAATCCTTTTTAGTAGGAAGAGGAACTTTTACTGCATCTATTGATATGAACTTTGATGAAGAAGATACAGCACAAACTACATTGGTACAAGGTGCAGAAGTAACATTTGCATTTTTACCAGAGGGCAATGCGTCAGGTGATAGAAAATTCTCTGGAACTGGTATTGTTACAGGAATGTCAGTAGGTGTAACATTAGATGGTGTAACTACTAGAACTGTATCACTTCAGGGAACTGGTGGCTTAACAATCGGTACTGTGTAACAGTAATATAGTATGACTGACAATAAAATTGATTATTTTGATGGCATACGAGATCATTTTAGTGCATTAGATACTAAAATAATTGAGGTGCCAGAGTGGGGATTAGTTGGCGATAAAGCAATTCATTGTAAGCCTTTTAATATGATGGAAAAGCAAAAGATATTTAAAGGTGCTACAAATACTGACTTAATGCTTTTAATAGATGTAATAATAGAAAAGTCACTAACTGCAGATGGAAAAAAAATGTTTACTGGACAAGATGTTTTAGGGTTTAAAACAAAAGCAGACACAAACATTATAGCCGACGTTGCTACAAAAATAATGGGTACTGAAAACAAAGATATAGAGGACAATAAAAAAAACTAAAAAATAATGTTGAATTACATAATATCTTTGGTTTAGCAGAAAGACTACATAAAACAGTTGCCGAAATAATGGAAATGTCAGTTGATGAGTTTTATTTATGGATAGCATATTTTGAAATTCAAAAAGAAGAAAAAGATAGACAGGAAAGATTAGAAAGGGCAAGAAAATAAGTGGCAACTAAAAAAGTAAATATAGATATAATAGCTAAAGATAAGACCAGACAAGCTATGCAGTCTGCCACAAAAGGCGTAGATAATTTAAAAAATTCTGTTTTTAATCTTAAAAATGCTTTAATTGGTTTAGGCGTAGGTGTTGCAATAAAATCTTTTGTTGATGTAGGAAAGTCAGTAGAAGGTTTACAAGTGAGATTAAAATTTCTATTTGGAAGTGCAAGGGAAGGTGCAAAAGCTTTTGATGTAATGAGTAAATTTGCATCAAGAGTGCCATTTAGTTTAGATCAAATTCAACAAGCATCAGGCAATCTTGCAGTAGTCAGTAAAGATGCTGATGAGTTGAGTAAAATGTTAGAAATAACTGGAAATGTTGCATCTGTTACTGGTTTAGATTTTAGAACAACTGCTGAACAAATACAAAGATCATTTAGTGCTGGTATAGCATCTGCCGATATTTTTAGAGAAAGAGGAGTAAGAGATTTACTTGGATTTAAAGCTGGTGCTACAATAACAGCTAAAGAAACTGCTGAAGCATTTGAAAGAGTATTTGGTCAAGGTGGTACATTTGGACAAGCCACTTCTGAATTTGCTAAAACTTTTGATGGAACGTTGTCAATGATTGGCGACAAAATATTTTTATTTAAAAAAGTTGTAGCTGAATCTTTTATGGGTGCTTTGAAAAAAGAATTTGGAGCATTAGATCAAGCACTTGCAAATAATCAAGTAACTATACAAAAGATAGCCACAGCAGTAGGAAAAAATTTAGCTAA